CGAGGGAAAGTCGTACAATGAAATTTCTAAAGAACTTGGTTGTTCGAAAGGAACGGTATCATATATAGTGAATCCAGTTCAAATGGAAAAAGCAAAACAGCGATGTAAAAGACACCTCACAAAGAAAGGGGCGTTGTATAAGAAGATGCAAGGATTCTGTTATAATTATGGAAAAAAACCAAGAAATAGACCTAATTCTTCTTTATTGGATATCAATAAAGTTTTAAAGCGTATAGGAGAGAATCCAAGATGTTATCTTACAGGTAAATCAATTGATATTTCTGATATGTCTTCGTATTCATTGGATCATATTAAACCACTTTCTCGGGGAGGAAAATCCACTATTAAGAATCTTGGATTGGCTACGAGTCAAGCTAATCAATGTAAGTCGGATTTAACATTGGAAGAGCTTGTTGTTCTTTGTAAAGAAATATTAGTCCAGCAAGGTTTTGATATTATAAAAAAATAATTTCGGTCTGAAGTGTTACGGTAGCACATTCCGTTTGGGGCGGAATAGACGCAGTTCGATCCTGCGCAGGCCGACCATTTATTCAGTATCAATATACTCAATATCGAATTGAGGATTTTGATCAACTACCTCGTCGAGTTGTTCTCGAAGAGTTGGTTTCTGACTCTGATTGATCTTCTTGTGAAGTTCATCTTTCAAAGCCAGCAAGTGCTTACAAAGTCCCGGTTGGTTCTTTGGATTCATCGCAACGGCAGGACTGCCATTCGATTTATTCAGACTGTTCCAACCTAGTGGACCAGCTTCTTTACTATTGTTTGCGTAGGCCCAACGGTATTTGTAATCAGGGCAACCGCAATCAACGAAGCAAGGAAGTTTATCAGCGGTAACATTCTCAGAAATACGATTAAAGGAAATTCTTCCTTTCCAACTTTTTCCGGTCGTGCTGTTACCACTCTTGTAACCAAAATTCCAATAGCTTCCATCGCGTGAGGCTAGAACAGGAAGTTTGTTAACTCTCACGTCACCCATACGTTCTTTTCTCGAAGGAGTTGAAATCCTGAATAACTGATCGTAGGTCATTTTTTCAAGTAGGATTGTGCGGGCGATATTAGTGAGTGATAACATATCTATAAGTATAAGATCAGTGTTGTAATCTTTATGGTGGTCGTGATGAAATTGTAGACATGACAGCCTGTGAAGCTGTTGGAGAAATCCGTGCGGGTTCAAGCCCCGTCGATCACCCCATTTAATTTATCAGCCGCAGTGGTGTAACCGGTGAGCACAAGAGTCTGTGAAACTCTGAGTGAGGGTTCGACTCCCTCCCGACTGACCATTTCGTTATCAAGCATCGTTTGGCGTTGATGCTGTTCTCAGTACAAAGGACAAGACGTAAATTAAATCCCACTAGGCCAGTAGGAAAATAGTTACGCATAACTCCCAAAGGAGTGAGCCGGATCGTGTCCCGGAAATAACGGATTAATTTATGAAAACAAAACATCAGGTTAGAAAAAACTTCCGTCAATCGGTTTTCTCTAGAGACAAATTCCGCTGCCGGAAATGCAGTAATACAGGTGAACTTGACGCCCATCATATCACAGATCGACATGATATGCCGAATGGTGGATATGTTAAAGAAAACGGAATATCCCTATGTGGATTTTGTCATTTGAATGCAGAACATGGCATATACACGCCGGATGAATTATACGGTCTCATTGGATCTTCTTATGAGATCGCTTATCAAAAATCATTTTGAAACAAGAGACGTGGGCTCAAATCCGACACAATGGCCATAGATCCAGTGGTAGTAACCGGGATTGCTGGCAGTTCGTCCAACGGTAGGATACTTGTTTCAGAAATAGGGTGGTCGCATAATTGGTATTGCAGCAGTCTCCAAAACTGCCGTCATAAGACATTGAGCGTTCGAGTCGCTCTCACCCTGCCATTTTGTTCTTGACATTATTAATAAAACGTCGCAGGCTATCGACATGAATCACACATCAGTTTTAAATAGAGTCAGGGAAGTCTTTCCAGATCACGCTTTTAGTTTTGTTTGGGACAAGGTGGGTGATATTCCTCGGGTAAGATTGCTGGTGGATGGAGAACATCTTAAACTTGACAAGGAACGTGATGATGCTGCGGTGATTAAGATCAACGGTAGAAATACAGAGGATATTATTTTTGATGCCATGGTTGATGCTGTCAAAGGACATCTGGAAAAAATTAAATAATTTGTGGAGCTATGGTGAAACTGGAGATCATAGGAATTTCCTAAATTCTCGTTCCGGGTTCGACTCCCGGTGGCTCTACCATTTGAAAGGCTCCGCCAGTCAAGCCTGTCTGAAAGAAATGACAAAAATCTGGCCATGGGTTTGTAGCTCAGTTGGACAGAGCAATTGGCCGTTAACCAATAGGTCGTCGGTTCGAATCCGACCTTTCCCTCCAATTTAAATTTATCCATCACAAGTGTTACGGCAGCACCATCGGTTCGGGGCCGATCAGAGCCGGTTCAATTCCGGCGTGGTGGACCATTTAAAACAAAATCACCATGAGTAACACCAAACGAAAAGATTATTACGTTGATACATACGGATCTCCTCTTTCCGAGAAGAAGTGGAAGGCAACTTCCGATAAGAAGAAGTGGTATAAACCGTCTTCAAAAGCAAAGGAGTGGTTACAGAAAGAACGTCCCGGAAAAAAAGTAAAGTTGAGAAGAGCAATGCAGAAGGTCGATGAGGATAATGAGATTATTCTTCCAATCGACAAGAAAACAGACTCTTGGAACTGGAATTAATTTACGCTGCCGTGCCGGAATGGCTTACGGAACTGTCTGCAAAACAGCATATGTTGGTTCGATTCCAACCGGTAGCTCCAATTTATTCGCCCGCCTAGCCAAGTGGTAAGGCATTTGTCTGCAAAACAAACATACGCTGGTTCGATTCCAGTTGCGGGCTCCATTTACGCCTGTGTAGCTCAATGTTAGAGCATCGGCAACTAAGCCGAAGAAAATGTCGGAGGTCGGTGGAACAGTAAAGTAACCAATGAAATGCATGCTAAGTAATTGGTGGTCGCTGACTGGACACTAATCCTAGGGTTCAGTTCCCATCATAGGCACCAATTTGATATTGACTAAGTGATTCAGGTCGCTAGACGGACATCAGCCCTCATTCCTGATTAAAGAGGGGAGGTAGCCGCTTGCAATATCAATTAATTTGGCCGTATAGTTTAGCGTTCAGAACATCGTCAGTGAAATGATGAAGACACGTCGAAGGATAAAGAGTAATAGTGGAAATGGCAGCGAAATACATGTTAAGTAACTGAATATACTATTGTTCTTGAAACTCTTGGGTTTGACTCCCGTTGCGGCCACCATTTTAGAAGTTTTGATTAATATTTATTACCATGATCGGAATAGTCATAATAATTATCAAGGAAGTCTTTGAATCGGCAGTAGTTGAATTGTTACTTGATGGAGTAAAGAAAACATGGAGTTGGTCGGTTAAATATATCCGACCAAAGAAACATATTCAACGGCGTGAAAGAAGAAAAGAAGGTAATGATTTAAATGTTTTCGGTTATTGATTTTGGGCTGGCATGTTCCAAGGATGGCGATGGATACTCGCAATATCTGTGTTGGGGGTTCGATTCCCCTCTAGTCCACCAATTTGAATGTATCGTATAATGGGGTTAATTTCGTGTAACTGTTAGACACGATAAAAACATTACGTCTCAGAAAGCGCCGTTCTGTTGTTCGGTGATCGCGAACATATGAGATATATCGGTGGAGAATCGGGAATCCGATTACATTCAATTTATAGAAGGTAGGCGAATATTGGTTTAACGTTTTGGTCTAATTACATTATATTTATACATATGGAAACAAAATTATGTGTATATGGATGTGGAAAACTAGCAACACATCAATTGAAGAATGGAAAATGGATTTGTTCCTCTTCTGCCAATAAATGTTCTTCTATGAAAAACAAAAACTCTATTGGATCAATAGGAAAATCTAAAACACCAATGATAAATGGAGAACATCCAAAACCAATGCTAGGAAAAATACCTTGGAATTTTGGAAAGACAAAAGAAACCAATAGAAGTTTGAATGAAGCATCAAAAAAATTAACGGGAAGAATAAATTTATTTGGCGGAAGAGCATCAACACCACGAAAAGAAAATGAGAGACGAGATAAAATAAGAAAATCTATTCAGAAAAGATATGAAGAGGGGTGGATGCCTAAAGCTGGTAGATGTAAAAAAATTCATTATCATTCTAACATATGTGGTGACGTTCTTGTTGATGGAAATTGGGAACTAGATACTGCAAAATTTTTAGATAGGTCTAATATGAATTGGGAAAGGAACAAAAAGAGATTTGCCTATCTTGATGATGGAAAACAAAGACATTATACACCAGATTTTTATTTGAAAGACAAAGACGCATATCTTGAAGTGAAAGGATATGAAACAGAACTTGATAGAAAAAAGTGGAACCGATTTCCACACAATCTTTATATTTTCAAAAAAAGAGAAATAGATTTAATACGGAAGTGTGAATTCCCAAGGTGGGAAGTTTGTTTGCTAAACAAAATGACGACCTAAAAAGCGTTGAGATTCGAGTTCTCCTCCTTCCGCCACTTTTGGTGAGCAAAATCACGAGGTGTGGTCACTGCCTTGAAAACAGATGGACGGCTTGAAACCCGTTAGGATTCGAGTTCTTTACTCACCGCCATTTAAAACAAACAAACATATGACATACAAACAATTCAAAAAAATCTGGAACGCCCAGAGGTGGCCAGTAATCAAAAATCCTCGAATCATTGATACGGGAAGTAGTCAACATTTAATCGATGAATTGATTAAAGTTGCCGATGGAAAGCCAAGTGCCTTTGATACAGTCAAGTTGAAATAAACTTTTCATGGCTTCATGTTGAAATTGGATATCATTGTGCCCTCCGAAGGCGCTGTTTCGAGTTCGAATCTCGATGAAGCTACCATTTCTTGTCTTCAAGAATTAATTTCGTGCTTGACTTTTTATAAACAAGCAGCATCGTCGGTCACATGAAAACGGACTTTAGTTATCGCACGGCTATCAAACGAACTAAACTTTCAACTCCAACCAAGTTTCTAGTCGGTTCTAATCGTATTAGAGGCAAAGTTTTGGATTATGGGTGTGGTAGAGGCTTCGATGCTGATTATTTGGGTTGGGACAAGTATGATCCTTATTATAGTCCATTGCCAGTCGAAATCTTCGGCAAGTATGACACAATTGTTTGCAATTATGTTTTAAATGTAATACCGAATAAAGTGGACCGAATGGGTGTGGTGGAAACAATTAGAAAAAAACTTCGTAAAGGCGGTACGGCATACATCACAGTTCGCCGGGAAAAGAAGAAGCTGAACGGTTGGACAAAGAACGGAACGTATCAGACTTGGGTAGAATTGGATTTGCCGGTCGTGAATCAGACGAATGATTACTGTATTTACGAGATGAAAAGGAAATAATTTAAGACAGACGCAAGGCGAGCGTTGATTGTTCCAAGCAAAACCTGAGAAGCTGTCTATCATACATGAACAATCTAAGCTATCGGGAAAAGACGGTAGTGATTATGGGCTTGTAGCTCAATTGGAAGAGCGCTACAATGGCATTGTAGAGGTCATCGGTTCGATCCCGATCAGGTCCAGTTCCAAGATAAGTCACTACCTCCCCGTGGTTTGGAATGGGATATGTTTCAGAGAGAAATATATGCGAAATGTGACTGGGATCGAAGTTTTTGTGCTCCACCTTGATATTTATTCAGTATGAAAACTATCACGCTGGTGTGTGAAAACTGCAAAATCCTCTTCGAGAAACCAAAGAAAGAATATACTCGATGGATCAAGAAAGGAAGAAGTCGGTTTTATTGTTGTCAATCGTGTGCAACCACTAATACTTTAACAAAGAAAGAGAACGTTATAAGATATTGTTTATGGTGTAAAAAATCCTTTATATCAGATAATCTAAAGAGCCATAGACAATGTTGCTCTCTATCATGCGCACGCCGATACTCCCAAAAGTTTGTTGACCGAAAGAAACTATCTAAAACAATGGAGTTTTTATACCAAACAGGGAAAATAAAGCACGCAATTGTTCCACTGGAAAATCGTTCATGTTGTGTTTGTGGAACCACATTTCAGGTCAAACCCCACAACACAAGAAAAACATGCAGTTCTGACTGTCACTCTAAACACTTATCAAACCTGACTCATAAACGGTTTCTTGATCGAGTGAAAAATGGAACATGGACATCGTGGAGAAAAAACACCGAGCCATCATATCCAGAAAAGTTCTTCATGAAAGTTCTGGAGAACAATAGCATTTCTTATGAGTATGAGTTTCCATTCGGTCGGTATAGCATAGATTTCGCACTCCTAAACAAAAAGATAGCGTTCGAGGTAGACGGTCAACAACACAGATTTCCAGATCGACAAGTGTCGGACAAAAAGAAAGATGAACTATTGGTTTCATCTGGATGGAAAGTTTTCAGAACAAAATGGAAAGGAAACAGATATCAAAAGAGAAGAGAATATATCAAGAGTGAGATAGACAGATTTCTGGCTTTCTACAATTCAACTCCTGATGTTCTACCAATTTAATGGGCGTATGGTGGCTAATCCCTCACTTAATAGGGTATGGTTAAACCTGACCTCGGAAACACGCTCTCCAATGTGAAGACAGATGCGGAGAGAGATACGGGTTCGAATCCCGAACGTCCACCAATTTACGGTGAAGTATGAAAACTACTATTGAGATGATTATTTACAAGTAAGTAGTAACTCTACTTAAAATTTTAAAAGTCTTCTTTGAAATAGCTATGGTCTATGTATGTTTGTATGACAAACTACAACAGTAACCTTCGCCCAGATAAGAATGGGCAACACAGAGCCAACACCTCTTCGAATTCACCTCATGGCTCAAATGAATCTTCTTCATTCTCTGAATCAGTTAACTATGCATCATCGGACGTTTATCCTTATTCGTCTTCTTTTTCAAAGTCTATCCAATACAGTGAATCTGATATCCGTTTCGGGAACATGGCTCATTCTGAATCAGTAAGTTTTACTGAGTCAGACGTTTTTGCTGGAAGATTTACTTCTTCTGTAACACCAACGCCAACACCATCATCAACACCAACTGGTTCTGATACTGGCTCCGTGACCCCAACTCCTACGCCATCACCAACATCTGGTTCTGACACCGGTTCGGTCACACCAACACCAACTCCTACGCCTTCCGCAACTTCTGGTTCGGTTGATACGGGTTCGGTCACACCAACACCAACACCTTCTGCTACTTCTGGTTCGGTTGATACGGGTTCGGTCACACCAACACCAACACCTTCTGCTACTTCTGGATCTGATTCAGATGATACTGGATCTATTGGTTACACGTTGTCTATCCCATATTCTGGGTCGGGTATCTATTCGTTTGTTTTCTCTGGATCGGGCGTATTTACGCTTACTGAAGGATTGGGCACTTATACTTCATCCTTCTCGGGATCAAGTGGCACTGCATCGGTAACGTCTTCTGATTCTGGAGTAATAGTGACGCAATCCGTTGTGGCTTCCCCAATTGCGTTTTCGCGCAGATTAGGACCACAAGTTTACAGCTATAAAGTATAAAGTATAGAGAAATGTACTGAGGTTGATAGCCAAAGGACCGGAGGGTGTAAAAACCATCCGGTTTTTTGTTGCGACAATTTCGTTTAGTGTTATAAGAAAAGCATCACTGAGATAATATCAAAGAGGACGGTTTGAAAAACAACCGGGAGTGAGTACCCACCCTCACAACGAGAAATTTAACAACGGCGTGCTCCATCTGAAATGGTGGTAGATCCGACACGTCTATAAAAATATCGGAGCTTGGTTCTATAGCTCAATTGGTAGAGCTTCTGACTCTTAATCAGCAGGTTGCGGGTTCGAGTCCCGCTGGAACCACCACCTTCGGGCTATCTAGCACGGAGTCGTCTCCCCTAGAGAAATTTGAAATTTAGGTACAACCTAAGTTGCCTGAATGCCGCCGAAGTTCATATGGGTGAACGTCTGTCTCGTAAACAGAATGGAGTTGGTTCGATTCCAACCGGTGGCTCCAATTTAGATTATTGAGGTGTCATATAACGGTCAATTATGTCTGGCTTTGAACCAGAACACGGGGGTTCAACTCCCTCCTCCTCAGCCAATATAAACTTTACACGAACCAAACAGAGTTGTGGTCGGAAACCCCGGCTGATGTAACATAAAGGAAGAAAACTTCGGTTTGTGTAGAATGGTTGATTAGCACAATTGGCAGTGCGCTCTCTTGATAGGGGAAGGGTTGGGGGTTCGACTCCCTCATCAACCACCAAATTTCGTATGTGAAGAATGTCTAAGTGTTGCAACATCGGGCGGAAAGGAACCGCTTAATGACAATAGGTAAACATCCCTTTTCATGTGGTGCAATTCCACGTCGGCACATACAATATTTCCCATCAAAAACCTTGAGTGTAATGAGGCATCAGAACTGGTTCGAGTCTGATTAATCACTCTGACAAAAAAACCAAAGCAATTTCGCTCATCTACCATGTGTAGAAGAGAGCATTAGAGGTCGTCTTACCCACGTCCTCTGCAATTTCATTGTCCCTTAGCGTAACGGTATCGCAGCTCGCTCTGAACGAGAAGATTGTAGGTTCGATCCCTACAGGGACAGCCACTTTAAATCCGGATCGGATTATGCCCACCTTGTCGCTGACCTAATAATTGGTCGTGAGGACATGCTCAAATATGAATAACGAACAAAACAAAATGCCGTATGCGGTTTTCACATACTGTCATCATAACCGGCGAGTTGGATCGATGATCACGCTCCGTTGCAAGACGGACTTTGCTCTAAGAACTGATGTGTTACAGACACTCGGTAATCAACTTGCCATGCACGTTTCTGCTTTTGGTGGATTTAATCCAGATGCTTCTTGGCTGATGGACAATTCCAAGAAAGTAAAAGATGTCATTAATGAGGTTGCCGTTCAACTTGGCGAACCGGTTGTTCTTGAGCATGTACATGTTCAGGGATGTTAATTTGAAAGATTTCCGAAGCAAGTGACCTTACGCTGGGCGAAAGTAAAGCCTAGAGGAAGTTCGCTGTTGCTTAACTCGATGCTGGGAGAGCAATGCTGCATCATCTATAGCTGGCGATGGGTCTGGGTCCAACCAGATTTGTTGACAGTCTCCGTAACTGGAGGGGTTAATGGTAACATTAATGCTGGTTCAATTCCAGTCCAATAGACGCAAGCAGCTCGTTTGTACCACAAATCCGCAATAACCCAAAAATCCTAGAGTATGTGAGTTATACGTTAACATAGGAAGGTAGGGGCACCTCCTTGAAAAAGGGAGGATGAGGCATTAGACATTTTTTAGCCTCATAGAGAAATGTAAGGTCAGGCACCTTTTGGTGCTGGACAGAACAGCGGCTATAGCTTGCTTCGGTATTTTTCTTCATCGTAATCGTCGGTAAGCATATATTTATAGTAACCAAAGCCTATGAATAACACGTTACGTCAGTTGATTAATGAAGTTCTCAATGAAAAGCTTATCTTGAAGCGTCATGAGGATCGATTGGTGGTCGTTTCCGATCTCTCTCAGAGATCAGAACAGTCAAAAGAAACTTTTACCAATAAGAATAAGCTGAAAGATGCTGGATTTCGTTGGGATTCTCAATTAAATTCATGGGCTACTACTCGTGAACACTTGCCACAGGCTCAAGCGGCACTGAATAAGATCAATAAGATAGAAATGTTCATCGAAGAGTTCAATGATTTACAAGAATTCATTGCCAGCACCGATAATCTTTCAAAGAAGGACGAACTTTCACAGAGATTAAATGGATTTTTAAAGAATCTTGAACAGGATCTTGATGAAACCGCTGCGTCAGAAGAGATAAAGAAATTTTTAGATTTCCAAGCTAAACTCCGCAAACGTAGTGCTTACAACACAATGTTAATTTGGATTCAGAAACGAAATGCAACTCATGTTGAAGGGTTTAGAACTTGGCAGGAGAAATTCGGTCGGCAAGTAAAGAAGGGTGCGAAGGCAATAACGATTTTTGCTCCACGTACTCCAGCCAAACCAAAGGAAGATCCAGCCGACAAAGATAATGAAGAGGATGTTGATGGTGAAATAAAGAAACAGAATGTTCATTACTTCATTCCAGTCAGTGTATTTGATGTTACCGATACGGAACCAATTCCCGGTAAGGAACATTTAATGGTTGACGAACCTGATTGGCATGATGCAAACGAGCCGAATGAAACAGCAGATAAACTTTATGAATACGTTGAACAGGCCGCAAAAGAGATGGGAATTAATTTAACACGAGATGTTTCTGGTCGTGGTGAACAAGGATATGCAGCCGGTGGACATATTAATCTTTCCAGTGATATTGCCGGTGTCAATCGCTGTGCTACAATGGTTCATGAATTTGCTCATGAATTGCTTCACTTTAAGAAAGAATCAATTTTTTACGTTGATGCTCCTTTGTCTAAAGCTGATAAAGAAGTTCAAGCTGAATCGGTCTCGTATGTTGTAATGAAACATTACGATCTTCCAGTAAAACATCAGCCGGTATATCTGGCAGTATGGAAGACTAATAAAGACGCTCTTAATAAGCATCTAGGTGTCATTAAAAAGGTCGCCGACTTCATTATAACGAAGATTGACGAGATTGCTGCGGAGAAACAAACTGGACAACCAACGGCTGCTCTGGAACAGAAATAAATTATAAAAGTGATAATGGTGCCTTTGATGTAAATTTCGTACAAAAAGAATTTTATAAATTTTATGGTTCCGTGGCGCAGTTGGCCAGCGCAATTCCCTCATAAGGAAAAGGTCGTCAGTTCGAGTCTGACCGGAACTACCATTTTTTGATCGAGATTGTATGTATAACCATGAAACTCGTTAAAATTCTTATATTTCTGATCTGTTTGTTGATGACAATTTCTTGTTCAAAGACGGACAAACTCGCGGAGGACATCAATCCGGCGGCTAGTAGCGGTTATTCTTCGTCTGTCGTTTTAAAAGATGCAATACACTGGATTGCAGTCGATCCAATGAAACGTAAAATTGGGCAAGCCACGAGTTCAGGAAGCATGTTAAGACTCTTCGATTCTAGATCGATACTTTTATTGGAGAAACTTGATTTAACTGACCCAATTAATATCGGAGACATTCTTGGTTACGTTAATACCGATCTTTCTCCACTTATAATTGCACATCGTTTAATTAGGGTTAATGATGGGGGTAAACTGGTGTTCAGAGGAGATAATAATGATTCTGAAGATCCACCGGTTAAAAGGGATGCCGTGGTGTGGAGAGTGGCCGGTATTCTTTATACAGATGGGAAATAACTTTGCCAGATATGGATAGGAGTTCAAATCTCCTACGGTCCACCAATATGGGCCGCTCGCGGTGAGTACAAAACCTACGGCGACACAGTTAGCTACTGCACTCGGTTCGATCCCGAGGTCTGGCTTCTTTACGATTGGTACTTGGTAAAAAGTTCGACGATCATATATTTATATAGTATGGATTACTGTAAAATATACAACTCGCTGATAAACAGAGCTAGAAATAGAACATTAGAATGTTATTCCGAAAAACATCATGTCATTCCAAAGTGCATGGGAGGATCGGATGAGTCGTTTAATATTGTTAAGTTGACTCCTGAAGAACATTATGTAGCTCATCAACTACTATTGAAGATATATTTGAATTCTCCTCAATTGGTTTATGCGGCAAATATGATGACTGTTGGTAGAACAACAAATAAAATTTACGGATGGATTAAACGCCGGTGGATTTTAGAATTGAGACTTTCTCAGAGAGGAAAGAAAAATTCTCAATTTGGAAAGATATGGATAACTAATGGAGAAACTAATAAAAAATGGAATAAATTGGAGCCTGTTCCTTCCGGATGGTTTACTGGTGGAAAAAATTTAAAGCCAAGATCGTCCTTAATAAAAAATAACTTAATTGAGATGAAGAGAGTTTATGAATCCACGAAGTCAGTTAACGCTGCCTTTAAGAGCGTTGGAATTGCTCGAAATGGATATTTAGCAAAGAAATTTTTAGATTTATGCCGTTAACCCCTAGATAGCGAGGGCTTACATTGGTAATGTAATGAGGAGGGCGCACGTCCCTATAATGGCTCCAATTTATGACAAAATTCAAACAAATATTCGATGAAACGTATCTAGTAAATGGAACATATGGTGCTAAATGGGGTGAGAAGCGTGTTTTCAAATTCACTTGGGAGTATTGTTCAACGTGCCATTGTATGTTCGTTCGGTGTCCTAAATGTGGTAACAATTGCTGTAACGCTGGGTTCGGTGAAGTAACGACCGAAGGATTACCTAAGGAAAAACTTGGTGATATTGGTATAACCTGTGATGTTTGTAATCTGGCTTATCAATACCAACATTTGGCATGGGATACCAAGATGGCACCTGAGCCAACTGATGAAATGATTAAAGAAGCAGAACTGCAAAATAAATTATACTGGGAAGAAATATTTGGTGAAGATAAAATTTGATTAGTTGTAATATCCACTCGGAAATTGACTGAGAAAGGAGAAACACAACTATGAAAAAGAAAAAGGAAGAAGTAAAGTTAAACAGTGGTTGTCTCTATCTTGAAGAAGGAATGACGTTGACCGATGTGATCAGCAAAATGCTGGCCGCAGGCGTAACGGATTTTTCAAAGGTAGTATACGATCATGATTATGTTGGTTGTCAGTGTGATCACGATGATAGTTACTGTTACTGTGAATCATCTTACAGAGACATAAGGTTTAACTGGGAAGCTTGAGGGCTTCCTTATGCGGGTGTGATGAAACTGGTAGACTTTACGGCCTGAGTAGCCGGAAACGGCGTGTGGATTCGAATTCCACCTCCCGCACCAAATTATAAAAAGTTCGATAGTTGATGTTTCAAGTATTGAACTAATACTTATAGATATGTACTATCTGATCTATAAGACAACAAACAAGTTAAACAATAAAATTTATGTCGGAAAACATAAAACAGAAAATAAGAACGATGATTATCTTGGATCTGGGATGCTTCTTGAGAGAGCAATAGAAAAATACGGGAGTGAAAGTTTCATTCGAGAAATTCTTCTTGATCTTCCAACAGAAGAAGAAATGAATCAAAAAGAAGCCGATATTGTTGATGAGGATTTTATTGCGAGAGACGACACTTATAACATAAAGCTTGGTGGACACGGTGGTTGGGAGTATGTCAACAAAATGGAACATAGCTTAGCTGGAACGAGAAGATTTCAAGAACTTTTAAATACAGATGCATCTTTTAAGGAAGAGTGGAGAACAAAAATATCTAATAGTAATAAACTTTATCAATCTATTTACGGAAATCGATTCAAAGGAAGAAAACATACAGAGGAAACTAAACGATTCATTAGTGAAAAAAATCACATTAATCAAAGTGGCAAAAAAAATTCTCAGTATGGAAAACATTGGATCACCGATGGAAAAGAAAGTAGATCTGTGAAGAAGGAACTTCCTATCCCAGAAGGATGGAGAAAAGGAAGAGTGTAAATTTAGCGATGATAGTTGACGCATTCTGAGAATTGAAACATAGGCCGTGAAGCCTGAGTAGATTCGAGTAGGAAAATAAATCTATCCGTATCATCCTTCACGGGGTGACGTATGGGCTAGTAGCTCCAATCGCGTAGAGCGGCTGACTGAAAATCAGCAGGTTGTCGGTTCAAATCCGATCTTGCCCACCAATTTATGATAACAGCGACAGTAATTCTAACTC